TTTGAAGTATGGTATACATGCGGATTCAGCCAGATTGAAAAACTTCGTAATACCATACCCTTCCGCTTCCAGCTTTTTGAGTCCCTTGGCAACAGCCTTCTGAATTTCTAGTTCATGCTTGTCGCGGGTGATTCGAGAAACAAACGCAGTTCCAGCCGGTGCCTTACGTAGAGTGGTACGTTTACCATTGCAGGCAACCTGTGGGATGTATACACACGTATCTGCTCCCTGTGTCTTGTAGACACCGCCCCTCATTGTTCAGAAGCGACAAGAATATATCCTCGCAAAAGATAAACACAATGGGCGGTGGTCTTCTCCAGCTCGTCGCATATGGTGCTCAGGATGCCTACATCACTGGAAACCCCCACATCACCTTCTGGAAGGTGCTCTACAAGCGTCATACCAATTTCGCCATGGAGGCCATGCGTGTCAACTTCACCGGATCGCCGAGCTATGGTCAGCGCTCGGTGGTGGTTGTGAACCGGAATGCTGACCTGATGTTCCGCACCTACCTCGAGGTTACGCTGCCGGACACGCGCAAGACTGCCACGGGTGCTGCCAACGATGTCTACTGGACTGCAGGTGGCCGCCGCCGCCTTGGATACCTCCTCATCCAGCAGGTGGAGATTGAGATCGGTGGCCAGGTGATGGATCGCCACTACGGCGAGTGGATGTACATCTGGGAGTCACTGACGTCCCCGTATGACCAGTCGGTTCGCCTCGATCAGATGCTCGGTGCCAACGTGGCCGGAACCTACTCCACCCCGGCTGGTTGCAACGGCCGCCCGGCGGTTCTCTACATCCCCCTCCAGTTCTGGTTCTGCCGCAACCCGGGTCTGGCGCTGCCGCTCATCGCCCTCCAGTATCACGAGGTGCGCCTGAACTTCATCTTCCGTCAGGCCACGGATCTGGTGCAGAACACGTACGATGGCACGAATCTGTGGACGGGCGGTGTTGCACAGGCTGCCGCTGCCCTGCCCCGTTTCAAGGATGCGGCGGTCTACGTGGACTACATCTACCTCGACACGGACGAGCGTCGCCGCTTTGCCCAGCAGACTCACGAGTACCTGATTGACCAGCTCCAGTACGGTCTCCAGCAGTCCATCACCTCGCAGACAGTGCGCCTGGATCTGACGCTGAACCACCCGGTCAAGGAGCTGGTGTGGGTCTACCAGGATGCGCGTATGCTCGATTGCTCCCAGGTCGGTACGGCGTTTGGTTCGGTTCCGGCCGCGAACAACACCCAGCCCTTCCAGTATGCGGATATCGCCAACCGCTGCCGCCTCCAGCTCAACGGCCAGGATCGTTTCGACGAACGTTATGGTGATTACTTCTGGAAGGTGCAGCCCTACCAGCACCACAGTGGCGGCGCCTTCGAGGTCCACGCCTACACGCAGCCGGTGGGCCAGACGTCGATTGGGACGGCGTTCGCAGTCTTCACCGGAACCGTAAGCGGAGGTACCCAGGCAGTCACTATTACCTCTTGGAGTACGCCCACATCCGCCAACGCCGGATTTTTCGGCGGCCTTGTAGGTAGTATCGTGAACGCTGTGTCTGGATCCCTGTCTGCGACTGTGGGTACACCCGAGTCTGTGCTGCCCGGTACAACGTTCACCTTCGCCGCCAGTGTGAACGGCGCGGCTCCTGCGTCTGGAACCCTGGGAACCGCTGCAGTATCTGGTGGAACCGTGACGTTCTATGTCCTCTATGACCCGAACAACGCCCTGCTCGACCCGGTCACGGGCGGTTCGCTGGGCTTCCAGCAGGTGAACTCGGCTGGTTCGACGACTGCGACTGTCGCAGGTCAGACGGTTGCTGTCTCCGGCGTCGGCTACACCCAGTCGATCAACCCGATCAACATGTATTCGTTCTCGTTAGCACCGGAGGAACACCAGCCCAGCGGCTCGTGCAACTTCTCGCGCGTGGACACCACAACCCTGGTCTTCGATTCGATCACAGGTGTAGACGGCAAGGCTCTGGTTGCTGGTTCGTTCCCGAGCAAGAACTTCCCCTACCTGTTCCGCATGTACGCCGTGAACTACAACATCTTCCGCGTCATGAGCGGCATGGGTGGCCTGGCCTACAGCAACTAGCGCCGCACATACGGCACAATCAGCAGTCCAAGAAGAAGAACCAACACCACAGTATCGAACATGCCGACGATCTTCTTATACTTGATCGGAAGTTCATGAGTTCCCGGAGGCACACCACCGTAAGGTTTAGCCCACCCAATCAGCCCACCGAGAAGTGTAGGCCCTAGCTTGTCGTTGCAGTCGTAAATGTAGTCATACCACGCCATCAATACATATGCAGTCATTGCGAGAACAAACGCAAGGACTGCTTGATGTTCCCATGCTTTGGGGTGAGGCATGTAGAAGACAAAGAGAACGAAGAACGCAAATGCGATGCACTTTTCATTCACATAAAGAGGGGTGCCGAAGAGTCCAAGTCCCATTTATACTTTCATGTCAGTTTTTGTGATCGTTGTGTTGGGTGCGCATCCCTTCAGACCCAATGTCTGTTGTAACATGATAGGCGCCGGACTGTCCTTACCCGGACAATGCGCGTGTTCGTGACCTAGAATGTGACCCATTTCGTGCGACACCATGTACTGGCGATACGAATCCAATGGCTGTCCGCTTTTTGGTGCACCCTGTGTCCATCGCATAGCATTCAGATACATGTTATGACCTCCCACTTCAGCACATGACAAGTCTTTGGGGAGTCCGCACATCTTCGTGATGGTTGCGGGAGAGGACAGTCGGATTACCACGTTAGGCCGCTGTTTCACCAGCTCAAACCGGTATCCGTGCGCCTCCCACCCACCTGGATCCGATAAGTACACTTGAAGCAACTCTGCAAACGTCTCCTGTGAATACCGGACATCCGGATCCACTTGAGCTGTATACTTGATCAGCTTCATTGCTTCTAGGAAACGAAAAGTCTGACGGCAAGTTCAAGAGTAGCACCATGCCGCTCACCAAGTGCTCCCAGTGTAAAAAGCGTACTCACCTCATCTTCAACTGCCAGTGTCCCGGAATGTTCTGCGTCAAGTGCCGTATGCCCGAAGTTCACGAGTGTAAGGTGTTTGTTCCCATCAAGATCGAGCTGGTGAAGGTTGTGGCGGATAAGATGCCTACACGATGTTGAGTAGCTCCATGAAGACCCCCATGATCCTCGTGACCTCCCTGGGATCGTAGCCGAATACGTCTAGAACCGACATCACAATCGCATTGTCGCGAAGGATGACCTCTACGACGAGAAGATCGTTGTGATGTCCGAAGTCCACGGCCCAACGCGGCTCATTTTCCGGTGTCTTGTCCACTGTGTAGTTGGTCGTGCCGATCAAGTTGGGAAGACGCTCCTGCGTATCACTGAGTGCATTGTCGATGTTGAGAGACATTTTGACCGTTGGTATCCGTTGGATACACTGGGTTCCATTCGTTTTCGCAAAACGGATTCCGTTAGGTTTTGACAGCTTGTCAGACACAATGGATACGTCACTTTCCTTCGTTGAGTTTGATGTGATTCTTCAAGCCATCGTCTCATACGATGTCTACCCCGCCTTCATTCAGGCGTTCCGCGAGACCTTTCGTGGTTGCCAAGACCAAGACCTTTCCGTGAGAGAGTTTGTGACCTTTCTTGGTGCGACCGTGGACAAGTTCTCGCGAGAAGCCGTGTTTGGACGGCTGATTGGGCAGTTGGCATACCGAAAGGTCGCCCCCTATGACCAGTTGGAGGACATGCTCAACGGATATATCTACTGAGCCCAGATCAGAAAACGAATTTTTACATTTCACCGGGAACCCAGACCCGGCCCTTTCAAGCTTCTTCTCTCTCCAACTGCCAAGATGCCTTTCCACCTCTGCAATTTCATCAAGCAGTCCGACCACCGCCCCTGTGAACACCAGGTCTTCACCCACCCTCCCGAACACCCGCAGATCTACTGTGGGACGCATGCCCCCATCGCGGTGCGTCTCCCGCCCGTTGTGGCCGGACAGTGCGAACACATCATTGGCACGGGGATCCACCGGCACTGGTGCGCCCGAGCCAATGCAGAGAATGAGCGCCTCTGTGCCACCCATGTTAACCGTCGCCGCCGGGAAGCGGAACTGGCCGCTCAAGAGGCCGTGGCACGACAGGCCGCGTTTGTTCGGCGTGTAGCCGGGCACGTTGCCGCAATCGAGGCCCGTAATGCCGCCGCCCCCGCCCCCGCCCCGCCGCCGGTTGCCATGCTACAGCGCATCGCAACGGACGCACAAAGCGTCCACACGGCCGCGGTCACTCGCCAGACCAACGAAGGCGAGAAGAAGCTTCTCGCCGAGAAGGGCGACGGTAAGCAGGTTGGCCTTCGCGTCGCCCGAGTGTTTGTCTACAGACATGGTCAGCTCCACTCCTTCATGCGAGTCATGAACGACATTGACCACTGGTACGGGCAGCAGAACTGCCGCCAACACGGAGACCGGCTCTACAGCCGGGTTCTGGAAGGGTTGTACCACACGATCATGCGGCAGCCTGAGACAACTCGGAAGGAGCTGTTCAATCGCCTCTGGGAGGAGGCGAATGAGTCTGTGGGTATGTGCTGCGAAGGCCACATCTCACGGCTAGTCAATGTGATGGTAGGCTTTGACGACGCATTTAAGCCCCCGGTCTCTCTGGGCGAGGTTCTGCAGAACAAGATGGCAGCCCTCGCTGCATCTGGCCTCCCGGACGCAGTAAACCAGGCGAAGGCATTCATGACGGAACTTGGCATGTCTGCGCAGGACCAGGCGCCCTGGCTCGAGGCACTCGCGTGAACGCCAGAGTCTGAACACAAAAATTTTTACACTGTCCGAAAACGGATTCCATGTCAGCCGGGGAAAGAGATCTCATCGTCCAAAATGCCTGTCCTCTCTTCTTCCGACATGAACGACCTCTACGCGGCCTACACCATGGACAACTTCAAGCGCTTCGAACAGGCATGTGTTGACATGTTCGTCAAGTTCTGGGTTTGCAGGATCCCAGTCGACATCAAGGAGCAGCTTCTCGAGGCTGTTCGCAACGCAAGGACACGCAAGGATATGTGGGTGCGGTTTCGAACGTTCATCCCGTCGGATCACGAGGTTGTGATTGACGGGCGAATCCTCTCCTCTCAGCACATCATCCACAGGACGGACGCACTTGCCCAGATCGCGGCGGCGATTGGCGACCACATCCATGTCCGCGCGGTCACAGACGAGGACGGGCTCATCTTCCTTCGCATTGAGTACTGGCCTCCTGTTGGGCACCAGGTGGTACCGCCTGTTCACAATCCGGAGGACGACATGCCCCCGCTGGAGGGTTCCTGATTTCTGAAAACGAATTGTCTGCCATCACGGAACACAGTAGAGTGGGGATTCTAGGTCCCCCGCAGGCCGTTTCGGCGGCCCCGTTCCCGGACACGGGTCTAATCATGTGGTGT